CGTTATCTACAATAGAACCACGAATAATGTTTACGATGTCACCGTAAAAAATGTTCGTAGCGTAACCATACTGGATCGGATAGTTGCGGGTAGAACCAGCAAATACCTGACCACCGATCAGATTGATCGGCTTTAGGCCGTAGGGGGCCGAGACGATAGGAAAAGCCATTTAAGACTCCTTTAAAAATTTAAGTACCTTTGCCAAAGCTACTTGAGGATTTACGCTCTTGGAAGAGTGGCATCCGCGCATCGCTTTGACGCATGAAACTGTTGTCTACGGCATCTGTCTGAGCTTGTGTTTGATTAGCGAAGTGTTGTGTACGCTGTTGAACAAAGTCAGTAGGTGTTTTGCAAAGCAACAATCCGCCGATCTCAATGTTGTCGCGGTAGCGGCTATTGGGATCAGCTAACAGTTTAAATTTTGGTTGTTCCTCAAGTGCAACGGGTTCCCAACCTTCACGGAGTTTGGCCGATAAGTTACGGGGATCAGCATTGTTTAACGTTGAGACACGAACCCAGCGATAGTTATACCCAGGCTGCTTGTCTGGCTCAGGTAATATTTCAGGAAGCGCCCACTGCTTTGGACGCTCTTCTATTTCGCGTGTTTCAAACTCTCTTGTAAGTCTTTTTTCAGCCATTTTGGGCCTCCACTTTCAGAAACTCTCTCACGTATTGTTCGGGAGTGATTCCTAATTTTTTAATCGTATTCAACTGGCTCTGCTTAAGCTTCACCTTGTTTGGAGATGTGCTACGGGCTACCGGGGCTACTACTGTGCTAGGTTTTGTTCTAACAGGCTCAGTTTTAGCCGTTGATTCGCTTGATTTCTTTTGGAAAACCTCTGGAAATCTTCTACGGATTGTTTTGTCCAATTCCGAATAATACTCATCCGAGCCAACTGTAACGCCAGAATCCTTTAGATCTTCATGAACACCTAAAGCATAAGCCGTCATTCCCTTATTTTGGCCGAACCATTTATTACGGGTCTGCCAATTTTCAGCCTTGTTGTCAGGCCTAGGAACAGATTGTTGTTGCTCTTGACGCGGTTGTACTTCAAATTGTTCCTCTTGTAAAGGGGGTAACTTAAAGTTTTTAATCTGCATCAACTTGTAATTGATGTTTTGCAATACCTGCTGAGCCTCAATCATCTGGTCGGTATCACCAGAATCATATGCCTCGCGGTATGCGCGCTTGGCCATTTCCAACTCCATGTTGGCAGCATTCTGTACCGTGGCAATATATTCTTTCTCGCCATTGGTAAGAATATTCTTAATGCGTTTATTCTCTTCCAACAGGCGTTGGGCTACGTTTATAGCCTCATGCTGCTCACGGCGCGCTGATTCTTTCTCACGGCGTTCATCGTGCCAGACCTTACGCATTTGCTTGAGTTTAGTTTTGACCTCATCGTCATACTTATCAAGCTCATCTTTCTCTAGTTCTTCAACCAGAGGTTTTGGCATAGGCTCACGGCCACGGTCTTGCGCCGGCGTGTCGTCTTCTATTTCAATCTCAAACTCGGGCTCTTTTGCCTCAGGTTTGTTTTTTTCTGCCGCTTCGTCTGGAAACGTAAATTCTTCTTTTTCAAATTCAGGCATTTTGTACTCCTTTATTTGCGTTTAATACCACGGGGATCATCAACAGTACCTTCTACGGAGTCATCGTTAATGATACGAAACTCTCGACCATGAATCACCAGACGGGTACCCGCATGAGGACGCACAAGAACGAAATCGCCTTTTTGACAATACGCGCCATTTGGAAAGCGTGCAGGGTCTTTGTAACAGTCTGGGCCCATATCAACAACAAACAAGACAGTTGTGAGTGTCTCTTCATTGCGCATGGTTTCGTCTGCTTTAATTAAACCAATCTCACTATCTTCAAACTCTTTCTCCGCCTCTGGGATGGCGCAAAGAATTCGATAGCCAGACGGCTTAGGTAATAGTTTTCCTTTTTCCTCTGCGGTTGAAGCAAAGTTATAAGACCCGACTACTTGCGGGTTGCTGGCGTCTGTAGCCAACAGGATGGAACTAGTCATCCATTTTCTCCATGGTTTGTTGCAGGTCTAGTGCATATCCTCGCACAGTGAGTAGACCCTTAATCTCACCGCAGAGTTTCTTGTACTCCTCAAAGTTTTCTGCTCGGCCCTCAGCCAAGTAGTCTCTGAGTTGGGCAACCTTTTCGTCGGATTGCTTTACCAGTACTTCAATTACGTCCATCATTCTTCCTTAGTCTGATTGTTCATGCCGCGCTCTTGGCTTGCCTTGTTTTGGTGTGTGCTTGACAGGTGAGTCAAGACCTCAACACTCTTATCAAGTAAGTGCGACTGTTTAGTATTTTCCATCTGAGCCATAGCTCTTGCTGCTTCAATCTGCTGACGCTGAGCTTCAATAGTTAACTGCTCTTGTTTGAGCTGGGCATCTGTAGCATCTTTTGCAACTTTTCGTTGTTGCTCTGCCTGCTTGATCTGCAACTCTTGTTGTTGCAATTGAACCATCGGATCTTGAGCCTGTTGCTGAGCTTGAGCCTGAGCTGCCTGCTGTTGATTGCTTGCAAGTAAACGCTGTGATGCCTGTGCCAACAAGGGTGCCAAACGTGCTTCGACTTCTGGATCCATGTTGATATCTTCGCCAGACTCGTCCTTTTGAGGTGGCAAGCTCATACCCAACTGCAATTCAATCTGCTTGCGGTACTCAAATCCTAGGTGCTCATTAACGTGTGCCATCATTGCAGACTGCAACTGCTGAGCCATAGGGTTGTTCTGGAGCAAAGACATGATCTTAGGATCTTGCATGGCCGACATGTGAACCATGATGTGAGCCTGATGGTCTTGGTACATAAACGCCTTGACCGGCTTCATCATCAATACGTTCTGGTTCTCAGATACTGGATCTGTAGGCTTCTGATCTTCTTCCATAGGAACAAGCTTAGCCGCTTCTTTAATACCTAATACCTCCAACATCTGACGATGCAAGAGCGGCATGTTGTAGATCTGTGGTGACTGCTGAGCCAGCTGCATTACCGCTTGGTACTGGACAATCTTCTGCGCCATAGTGGACGCATTAGGGTCACTGACCGGAATAACGTACACATCATCATAGTCACTACGTTTAGCTCTACGTGAACCCTCAGTAGGCTGGTAGTCGTATTCCTCAGGCGTATACGCTGCAATAATTTCCTTCAAGAGCTTTAACTCTTGCTTCATTGCATAGTGCACGCGCGCCTGAACGGCACTCATAACTTTTAACGTGCGCTCAAGGATGGCCAGCGTAGTACCCACTGGAGCATTGGCCGACATATCGCTAATCTGAAGATCTGCCGTATTAGCAAAGCGGCGTCCCTCGTCCACAATCTGACCCAGCAAAGCCATCAATGTTTGGCTAGGTTCTTTGTATGGAAGTGGTAATAAGTTGTCGCGGATAGTTCCGCTAGGTACATCCACATCTCTCCACTCGCCCGGAGAAATAGGGGTATCGTCACCCTTTACACGTAGGCCGCGAGCTTTAAATCCACCAGGCAAGTTACTAAGAGTACCAGCATCGACAAGCTGACGGATAAGAGAAGTACCCGACTTGGCAAACGCTCCAATAAGGTGAATAAGTCCGAAACAATAGAATCCAAATCCAGGAACGTATCCATAGTGGACATAGTGCTGTCGCTTCTGGCATGTTTCATCATCTTCATTCCAATTACGGCGCACAGCCAAAACTTTGTTTGAGCCTTTTTCAACAGTGACGATGTACGGTAATTTAATACCTGTAGGCTTGCCATCTTCTTCATGCTCAAAACCAGGTAGATCTAAATCTACGCTCATCTCAAGAAGTTTATAGCGGCTGTCAGTCGTGGCTCTAAAGCCCATCTTCTCAGCAATCTTCTTCTCAACTTCATCCAGCACATTCTCTGGGTCACCCAGATCAATGTCTCGATAAAAGCCGGCCACCTGTAAGCGGCGTAGCTCATTCTCGGTCTTACGCATTACATGAGTAACACGCTCAGCCGTTTCTAAGTTACTCGCGCCATAAGGAACAACCAAGTCCTCCGCCGGCACAAACAAAGAGATCTGACGCTCAATGTGTGGATCGTAATAGACCTTCTTAAACGCATTACCAGACAGACCCAAGCCCCACAGCATGCGCTCATGCTCAGGACGGAATTCAGTCATTACATCGGTCAACTGGTAGTTCATATCCTCTTGGACACGGACAGCAGAAGCCTTTTTCTCGGGGGTTTCTTTGCCAATAATCTGAGTCTTCACCGGCCCAGCCGCTGGAAAGCTACTCATCATTGTCTCAGCTTGGAACTTAACCAGAGCCTCAGACAACAAGGGGTGATATACACCGCATGCGCCTTCCCACGGCTCGGTACGCTCCTCAATCTTCATACCTAAAAGCTCTAAGCCGTCTACATAGGTCTGCATCCAGTCTTTGCGGCTACCAATGTCATCATCAAAGTCACTGGTCAACTCACTGGCCAAAGTCTCTAAAGCACTCTCATCCAAGAATTCAGCCAAGTTAGAGTCAAACTCATCGCCGCCCTCTAACTTCTCTGGACTAAGGTCAATCTCTAGTTCTGTTATCTCAATCTCCGGCTCCATCTCTATCTCAAAGACGGGTTCAACCGGTAAAGTGTCCAAACCCTCGGGTGCCTGATAAAGTGACTTTTCAATAGCCATATGTGTCCTTAATAATATGCAACTTTTCGGCGGTAAACCTGCTCGTCTTCTTCATCAGTGTTTAACCTCAAAAAACCGCCCTGTCTAAAACGAATTAAAGCCTGTGTGCTTGAGTCTACCAAGTCATCGTGAGCCGCATTAGGGAAAGCCGCCATCTGCTCAATCAATTCATGCGCCCACCGAGTATCCGGAGCCCATACTTTACCCGACCTAAAGAGATCCGTCACGGAGTTTATACGAACAAACTTATCATTTCCACGAACCGGCGTGTATTCCTGTACAGGTACACCCATTCTCCTCATTTCAAAGATTAACGGGGATCCAGCAGCCTTAGCCTCAATAATACAAGTGTCCGGCTCCCAAATGTTGTACATCTCAAAAGCTTTTTCCTTGAGTTCAGGAAACTCTAGCCTCTCTTGGTACGCTTCCAGCAAGATCACGTTCACATTTTTAGGATCTTCGTCCATGTGGAACACACCCCACACAGTACAAGCCGAATAGTCACTCCTCTCTGACTTCGTAAAAGCCGTATCCCAGCTCTGAATCACATATTCACAATTAGGCGGTCTTTCTCTCTCCCAAATCTTCCACCATTCTCTCTTAACCAAAGCTCCTTCTTCGCCAGTCGGCTTCTGTTGGTACTGAGCGTTCCACTTGGATACTGGTAATTCTTCCTTCAGGGCTTCTAATTCGTCAATAGACCAGAATTCCGGCCATAAGGGGTTACCACTGGGCATGATCGCAGGTAACTCAATCAGTTCCCACTCCTCACCCTTCTCCCTTTTAAGCGCATCTTGTAATACTCGACCCGTTAAATCGGCTTCTCCCCAGCGAGTCATCACAATCACAATAGCTCCGCCTGGTTGAAGACGTTGTCTAGGTCCCGAGGTGTACCACTCATACACTTTCTGGTAAATTTCTGGATTACCAGACGCCGCAGCAGCCTCCTGCTCCGAGTGCGGATCGTCAATGATCAACAAATCAGCACCCTTACCAGTCACAGTACCTCCAACACCGATAGCGAAGTACTCTCCATTCTTATTAGTAGCCCAACGGCCAGCAGCTTTACTGTCCTGACGTAATTTAACCCCTGGAAACACACTCGCATACTGCTCAGAGTCCACCAAGTTCCT